GCTATAAAAATGAAACTAATCAGAGAAACAGTCGAACAAGTTAGATACATGACCGAAGAAAAGAACGGCGTCAAGTCGCTGTTCATCGAAGGTCCATTCCTTGTTGCCGACACGCCTAATCGCAATAACCGCATCTATGAGAACAAGATCCTCTCGAAAGAAGTTGGTCGCTACATGAAAGAATATGTAGAGAAGAACCGTGCTTTCGGTGAATTAGGGCATCCTGATTCTCCAACAATCAATCTAGATCGCGTATCGCATCTAATCACCAATCTACGCCAAGAAGGTAAGAACTGGATTGGTAAAGCAAAGATTCTTGAAACACCTATGGGTAAAATCGCAAAGAGCCTTATGGAAGGCGGCGCAACTCTAGGTGTGTCATCACGCGGCATGGGTTCACTAAAAGAAGTGAATGGTGTCAACATGGTGCAAGACGACTATTATCTAGCCACAGCGGCTGATATTGTAGCAGATCCTTCTGCTCCTGGTGCTTTCGTACAAGGCATTATGGAAGGGAAGGAATGGGTTTGGGATAATGGCGTTGTCAAAGAACTTGACGTCAACGCTTATTATAACGAAATCAGATCTGCAAAACAAAAGCAAATTGACGAAGTTTCGTTGAAGATCTTCGAAAACTTCTTGTCAAAACTTTAATTTTTATAAATATATTTACTTCTTCAGGAGTTAGAACAAAATGGCTAAGACATTATCAGAATCCGCTGCAGAAATCCTAAAGGCTTCTATGAATGGTAGAAAGCAGGATCCTATGCCATCGATGAACGCACCAGTAAATGATCTGGGCGGTGCAACACCACAAGACGACTACTCAGGTTCAGGCGAAGGTGCTGGTCAAAACGATCCAGATCCAAGCGTTGGCGTGGCTGCTGCAGCTGCAGTTAAGAAGTCACCATCCCCAGGCAATAGAAAGCAAGACCAAGAAAAACCAGCAGGAAAGAGCCCAGCGCCACCTGCTCTAAAGAAAGCGACCACTTCAGGTTTCGGCGATTCAGTTGAGCATTCAGAAGATGAGTATGTTATCTCTGAAGATGAAGAAACAGAAGAAGAAGATACTCTGTCTGAAGAAGACATTCTTGCTGCTAAGAAAGAAATGATGAAGGAAATGGTTCGCAAGCACAAGGGAAGCATGAAGGAAGATGTTGATGCGCTGTTCAACGGCGAATCGCTATCTGAAGACTTCCGCGTCAAGGCTACACTGATTTTTGAATCAGCTGTACAGGCTCGTGTTGAAAGAATCGTCGAAGACGTTCTTGCTGATAATGACACCGTTCTTGAAGAAGCATATTCATCGCTTAAGACAGAATTATCAGAACAAGTCGATGCGTATCTAAACTACGTCGTTGAAGAATGGATGACAGAGAATCAGGTTGCTGTTGAAACAGGTCTTCGCGCTGAACTGACTGAAGACTTTATCAGTGGTCTAAAGAATCTGTTCAACGAACACTACATCGAAATCCCTGACGAGAAGCTAGATGTAGCAGAAGAACTAGCAGTAAGAGTAGTTGAGCTTGAAGAGTCATTTGAAGCTGCTAAGGTAGAATTCGATGCTGTTCGTGCAGAACTCAACGAATCAAAGAAGAATGAAGCAATTCGTAAGGCTTGCAGTGGTCTTACCGAAACGCAAATCGCAAAATTGAAGTCGCTCGCAGAGGGCGTGGAGTTCACCACAGAAGGTGATTTTGATAATAAACTCGCAACAATTCGCGAGAACTACTTCCCAACAAAGAAAATCGTGAGTGAGGTAAAGGTTGCCGAAGAGACGTCTGAGCCACAACCTGAAGTAGACACAACTGGCATTATGGCACATTATGTTCGATCAATTACAAAATCACTACCTAAGTGATAATCTAAAGAACTACGGAGAAATTTAAAATGTATCTTAACGAAACACATGCTAAGAAGTGGGCACCAGTTCTTGATCACCCAGAACTCCCAAAGATCTCAGATCCTTACAAGCGTGCAGTTACTGCACTCGTTCTGGAAAACCAAGAGCGTGCTCTAGCAGAAGAAGCGTCAAATTATGGACGCCTATTCGAAGCAACCCCTGTTAACATTGCTGGTGCCGGTGGCTCAGTAACGTCGGCTCAGGGTTCGGCAACAATGGCTGGCTTCGATCCAATCCTTATCGGACTGGTTCGTCGTGCTCTTCCAAACCTAATGGCATACGACATCTGCGGCGTGCAGCCAATGACTGGTCCAACAGGACTGATCTTTGCAATGCGCAGCAAGTATACTGCGCCAAACGGTACAGAAGCGTTCGTAACTGAAGCTAACACTGTATTTGCTGGTACGCCTAACGACACAGTTGCTAACGCAATCGTAAACCTAAGCCAGAACGTTGCAGCAATGACAACGGCAAACCTTGGTATCGGCATTACAACTGCAACTGGCGAAACTCTAAACATGGCAAACATGGCGTTCTCAATTGAGCGCGTGTCTGTTACTGCTAAGACTCGCGGTCTACAGGCTTCGTACACGATGGAACTTGCTCAGGATCTTAAGGCTATTCACGGTCTAGATGCTGAAACAGAACTATCAAACATCCTATCGACTGAAATCCTTGCAGAAATCAATCGTGAAGTTGTTCGTACAGTCTATGCAACAGCCAACGTTGGTATTCTAGGTGCTGCAACTGCAGCCTTCAACCTATCAAGCAATACAGATACTTCTGGTCGCTGGCAGGTAGAAAAGTACAAGAGCCTCCTATTCGCAATCGAACGCGCAAGCAACAAGATTGCTAAGGATACTCGTCGTGGTAAGGGCAACCTGCTAATCGTCTCGTCAGACGTTGGCTCGGCTCTTGCAATGTCAGGTCTTCTAGACTACAACTCAGCACTTGCTAACAACACAAACCTAACTGTTGACGATACAGGTAATACCTTTGCTGGTACTCTGTTCGGACGCATCAAGGTTTATGTTGATCCATACTCGGTATCTGCATCTGACTACGTTGTGGTTGGTTACAAGGGAACAACGCCTTATGACGCTGGTCTCTTCTACTGCCCATACGTTCCTCTACAGATGGTTCGTGCTATCGACCCAGACAACTACCAGCCAAAGGTTGGATTCAAGACTCGCTACGGCATGGTCTCAAATCCATTCGCAGACGGTACGTCGGGTGGTTCACTAGCTGGCGCAATTACGACAAACACTAACGTGTACTATCGTAAGTTCGCAGTGTTGAACATCAACCAGTAAGATCGGTTGAATAATAAGATTGCCATAAAAGGCAACTTTGAGGGGGACTTGAAAGAGTCCCCCTTTTTTATTACCTAAATAGTTGATGACCCAGAGGGCTAATCAATGACAGCATTAAATCGCAATCCAGCTAATTTCGATTTGCTACAATCAACAAAGTTTAGAGTGACGTTTGAACGTCTCCAGGGCTTGACTTATTTTTGCCAGTCAGCCAATCTTCCAGGAGTTTCTCTTACAGAAATCCCAGTGCCAACTCCGTTTGTAGATTTGTATGTTCCAGGTGAAAAGCTAGTATATGATACATTCAATCTGACGTTTTTGGTTGATGAAGACCTGCGCACCTGGACAGAGATCCATGACTGGATCCGAGGATTGACGTTCCCTACAGACTTCAAGGAATACGTTGATCTTGCTAAGCAATCAAATGGTGCAAATCTAAGACGCACACTGAACTCGAAGCCTCAATACTCCGATGCATCAATGTCTATCTACACCAATAAAAACAACGTGAACTTTAGAATAAAATTGTACGAAGTATTTCCTACAAGTCTTTCGACGATCATATTTAACACAGGCGACACAGCTGAAAATATTGTGACCGCCGATGCTACTTTTAGATTCTCTTACTATGACTATGAAAGAATCTAAGTATTGAGTATCACTTAACCGCCGACATACTCAGTATAGCGTTTGGATGGTCAAAAGTAAAGTATTGCGGAAAAATTGTTGACTTTACTTTCGCAGGTGAATCAGATATAATATTTGTTGACTCTTTAACCATGTACAACTTATGAAGCTACAAGCACCATCTCTAGAAAGTTTGATTGAGCAATGGGAAAAGGATTCTGTTATTGACCAGACAGAACCAGGCAAAGAACTGATTCGTATTCCCATTCTTCACGCCAAGTATAATCGGTTCCTGACACTGCATAATCTAGCAAACAAACGCGCATCGCTTGAACTTGATCGTATGAAAAAGATCAAGTGGGCATATTATACAGGAAAGATGGACAAAGAAGAACTCGACAAGCATGGTTGGCAACCGTTTCCTTTCGTGCTGAAGTCAGATATTACCACATATCTTGACGGTGACGGTGATATTGGTCAGCTGAAGAAAAAGAAAGCATATCATGAGGAAGCTGCCAACTTTTGCGTCAACGTGATGAAAGAACTCAACAATCGCACATGGCAACTCAAAGAGTTCATCGGTTGGGAGAAGTTCATTCAGGGGCAGCATTAATGTGTGATGTTAGAGTTGAAAAACTCAACAACATCTATGTCAAGGTGACTGCCGAGGCAGGCATTCTACAGGAACTTGCCGACTACTTCACGTTCGAATCTCCTGGACATCAGTTCAGCCCTGCTTTCCGCAAGAAACACTGGGACGGCAAGACTCGACTTTTGAGCATGAAGACTAATCAGATCTACGTTGGTCTTGAGCGATACATTCGCAAGTATTGTAAAGATGCTGGCTACAGCTATGAATATGACGGTGACGAGAAGATCTATCCTATAGATACCAAGAATATCGCAAACGCTCTGTCTCTTCCAGAAGATAAACAGCCAAGAGACTATCAATTGTTTGCTTCTAGCTTTGGTCTGACAATGAAGCGTGCGGTATTAATTTCGCCTACAGCTTCAGGCAAGTCTCTCATCATTTATCTGATGATTCGCCATCTGTTAAACACAGGCAAGAAGCGAGGATTACTGATAGTTCCTACGATCAACCTAGTTGCTCAGATGCACTCTGACTTCAAAGAATACTCAATCAGCAATGGTTGGGATGTAGAAAAGCATTGTCAGAAAATCCATGGTGGTCAGAGTAAGATCGCCGACTCTGATCTAGTCATCTCTACATGGCAGTCAATCTTTGACATGCCACAAAAGTATTTCAAGCAGTTTGATTTTATCATCGGTGACGAGGCTCATACGTTTAAAGCCAAGTCACTCACTGCTATTATGACAAAGCTAATCAACTGTGATGTGCGTATTGGTACTACAGGAACTCTTGATAACAGCGAAGTAAACAAGCTGGTGCTTGAGGGTTTGTTCGGTCCAGTTCGTCAGATTATTACAACTAAAGAACTGATTGATCGAAAGCAGCTAGCAGACTTCTCTATCAAGTGCATTGTGCTCAAGTACCCTGAAGCTATTTGTAAGTTGACAAAGGGCAGGACTTATCCAGAAGAAATGGACTTCCTAGTATCATATGAAGAACGCAATCGATTCATTCGTAATCTTGCGATAAGTCTTGAAGGAAATACGCTTGTATTATTTACTTATGTCCAGAAACACGGTAAAATACTAAAGTCGATGATTGATGACAAAGTTCTTGGAAGAAAGGATGAGCGCAAGGTCTTCTTTGTTTCAGGAGCCACAGAAGTTGAAGACAGAGAGGCTGTACGTCGTATTACTGAGAAGGAAAACGACGCGATCATTGTGGCTTCCTACGGCACATTCTCTACTGGTGTCAACATCAAGAATCTTCACAACATTATCTTTGCTGCTCCGACCAAGAGCAAAATCAGAAGCCTACAGTCTATCGGGCGTGTGCTGAGACTTGGTGATAATAAAGATAAGGCTGTGCTATATGATATTGCTGATGATCTTCGATACAAAGATAATGTCAATTTCGCATTGAAGCATTACGAAGAGCGTATCAAGATCTATAGCGAAGAGCGATTCGAGTTTAAAACTACTAACGTCCGATTAGGGCAAGAGGATAAGTAAAAATGTCAGAAGAAAAAGAGATCAAGTTTGTACGATTGAAGTCTCCTTATTGCATGGATCTAATCGGACTGATTACAAAAACAGAAACTGGAGTTAGAATCGAAAACCCGATGGTTGTTGATATCGAAACAATCTTCGAGGAAGGTCGGCAGATTCTCATGCTTCACGAGTTTCTTCCTCAATCGATTGTAGAGATGAAAGAAGTTGAATTTCTGGCTGCGGAAATATTCTTTATCTCTGATGTCAAGAGTTCTTTTATCGAACAATACGAAAGCGCAAGCGAATACTTTTATTCTGATAAAGAAGTAAAGAGCAAGAAGAAAAAGAGCAAGCAGTCATCAGAAGACAACGTCGTTTCTATTATGGAAGCAATGATCACCAAGAAAGATAAACCAGTACACTGAGAGTTATATGGCTAAGAATCACTATATAAACAATAAGGATTTCCTGACCGAGATGATCAAGTATCGTCAGGCAATCACAAAGGCAAAGAGAGCTGGCGAAAAGAAGCCTCAGATTCCACGTTATGTGGCTGAGTGCTTCATGAAGATTGCTGAGAACCTTTCTCACAAACCAAACTTTCTATCGTACACCTTCCGCGACGAGATGGTCGCAGATGCTATTGAAAACTGTGTGATGTATGTTGACAATTTTGATCCTGCTAAGTCTAGCAATCCATTTGCGTATTTTACGCAAATAACATACTTCGCCTTCCTAAGACGCATTCAAAAAGAAAAGAAGCAACTATATGTCAAGTACAAGGCAACTGAATCAGCTGGTGTACTGGATGAGTTTGAACTTAATGAGAATGAAGATGGAACATTCCGTCAGTTCGAACTTTACGAGAACATCTCTGAGTTCATCGAGAACTACGAAACAGCTAGAAACGAGAAGCGAGTTGCTAAGAAGATAGCACTAGAAAACTTTACGGACGAAGAATGAAGATAGCAATTTTGGGCGACACTCATTTCGGTGTCAGAAATGATAGTCTAGCCTTTCATAACCTGTACAAGAAATTCTATACGGAAGTGTTCTTTCCGTACCTTGAAGAGCATGGGATCAAGAACGTCTATCAGCTGGGTGATCTGTTTGATCGCCGCAAGTATATCAGCTTCCAGACTCTTGCTCTATGTCGTAAGTATTTCTTCGATGTGATGCAGCGCAAAGAGATTCAGTTCTACACGCTGCTAGGCAATCATGATATCGCGTTCAAGAACACGCTTGAAGTCAATTCTCCGCAGTTGCTTCTTCAAGACTATGAGAACATCTGTATTTTTGATCAGCCATTTCATGATGAAGAACTGGGCATCGATATCATTCCTTGGATCTGTCAAGACAACGAAGCAGAGATTCAAGATTTCATCAAGCGCAGTTCGGCTCATATTTGTCTAGGGCATTTTGAACTTGCTGGCTATGAAATGGATCGTGGCAATATTTGTCATGAGGGTATGGACGCAATTGAGCTCAAGAAGTATGAGATGGTTCTTTCTGGTCACTTCCACCACAAGAGCAACGACGGGCATATCAATTATGTCGGCACTCCTTATGAGATGACATGGTCAGATTGCGATGATGTCAGAGGGTTTCATATCCTTGACACAGAAACTCGTGAGCTGACGTTCATTGTCAATCTTCATAGAATGTTCCACAAGATTCGATACAACGATGAGGGCATAGACTCTCTTGGAGAAATCGCGCAAGCAGATTATTCTAATCTTGCTGGCAAGTATGTGAAGATTGTCGTTGAGAAGAAAACCAATGCATTCATGTTCGATACATTGCTTGATGAAATCGCAAAGGTTAATCCTCTAGACGTAACAGTGGTTGAAGACTTTACTGAAATTACAACTGAGGCTGAAGAAGCTGAAGTCGATCAAGCTGAAGATACAATCACAATTCTGAATAAGTATATTGACGGTTTGACTTTGCCTGTAGAATCAGATAAAATAAAGACTTTGATGCGCGATGTGTATAATGAAGCAATCGCAATGGAGACTACGTGATTGTATTTAATTGTGTAAGGTACAAGAACTTCCTTTCAACAGGAAACGTCTTTACTGAGATTAAGTTGAATGAATATCCGACGACGTTGATCGTCGGTGAGAACGGTGCTGGCAAGTCTTCGTTCTTGGATGCAATCACATTTGGTTTGTTTGGCAAGCCTTTCCGCAATATCAACAAGCCTCAGCTGATCAACTCAATCAACAATAAAGACTGCCTTGTTGAGTTAGAATTTGCCATCGCTTCTAAGAACTACAAAGTCATTCGTGGCATCAAACCAAATCTGTTCGAGATCTGGTGCGACGGAGAAATGCTCAATCAAGACGCAAGGTCAAAGGACTATCAAGATCAGCTTGAGAAAACAATCCTACGGATGAACTACAAGTCATTCACTCAGATTGTAATCCTTGGCTCTACTAATTTTACTCCATTCATGCAGTTGTCAGCGGCTGATCGCCGAGCAGTCATTGAAGACTTGCTAGACATTCAGATCTTTAGTTCTATGAACCTGATTGTCAAGAGCAAGTTGTCGAGTGCAAAAGAAGAATCAACACAGCTAAAGATTCAGATTGACAACGTCAAGGAAAAGATTGAACTTCACAAGAAGCATCTAGACGAACTCAAGAAGAACTCGAAAGAACTTGTTGACGCCAAGAAGAAAGAAGTCGATGAAAACAAACTGACACTTGAAAGTTTGATTGAGGAAGCTGCTACAAAACAAACTCAGATTGATGATCTTGAGTCAAAGATTGTTGATGAGGAAGCAAACACTAGAAAGTTCACGAAACTCAATCAGCTAGAAGCAAAGATTGAGGGCAACATTCAGAAACTTGAGAAGGACATCGCGTTCTACTCTGAGAATTCTAATTGCCCAACATGCGATCAGACCATCAACAATAAAGATGAAAAGGTGCACAGCTGCACTTCTAAGATTTCTGAACTTAATGGTGGTCTTCAAAAACTAAAAGAAGAAAGCGAAGCAGTTCTAAAGCGCATCAATGACATCAGAGCAACGCATAAAGAACTCAAGACTCTAGATCAAGAACTGGTGCGAATTGTAACCAATCGCAAGCAAGTCAAGAGTTATATCGCAAAGCTGGAAGCCGAGGTCGAAGATCTAGAAAGCAAGCCAGCGATGAGCGAGAACTTCAAGGCTCAGTCTAAAGAACTACTGAACAATCTTCAGTCGTTCAACGAGAAACGCAAAGAAGCCATCACCAACACTCAGCACTATGAGATTGCGCAGCTGCTGCTCAAAGATGGCGGCATCAAGACCAAGATCATCAAGCAGTATATTCCTATCATCAACAAGCTAGTGAACAAGTATCTGGCTGCGATGGATTTCTTTGTCAACTTTAACATCAATGAAGAGTTCAAAGAGACTGTCAAGTCTAGACACCGTGATGACTTCAGCTATGAGAACTTCTCTGAGGGTGAAAAGAAGCGCATTGATCTTGCATTGCTGTTCACTTGGCGAGCAGTAGCAAAGCTGAAGAACAGCGCAAACACAAACCTTCTGATCTTCGATGAAGTCTTTGATGGTTCTCTAGACAATAGCGGCACTGAGGAATTCCTCAAACTAATAAATATGCTTAACGACAATACAAACATCTTTGTCATCTCTCACAAGGGTGATGTGTTGGTCGACAAGTTCAACAATACCTTAAAATTCGCGAAGGTTAAAAACTTCTCACAGATGGTGTAATCATGGCAAAGAAATTGAAATACTACAACGGTGAACTTCTAGAGTATGAGATCTACAAATTGGTAGACTGGTATGATCCTATTCTGCGCAAGCCAACTATTCCTTACTTGTTTCACTCGCAAGCAGCTGCTGAACAGGCTGGGTATATCTCTGTCTCATTGTCAGAGACTCTAAACAAATTAGGTGGTCTCGGTCTTTCAGCCAATCAAGTTGGTCTATCGCATAGAGTATGTGTGATCAACATGGGCAAAGAGATCTGGACAATGTTCAACCCAACAATTATTGAACAGTCTGGTGATCCAGCTGACTTCTCAGAGGGTTGCCTTTCGTATCCTGGATTGTATCTGAAACTTTCAAGACCAAGTCACATCAAAGTAAGATTCAATGCAATCAATGGACAGGTCATCGAGAAAGAATTCGATGGCTTGACTGCTGTTTGCGTTCAGCATGAAATTGATCACCTAGACGGCAAGTTATACACTGATCAGGTGAGCTCACTCAAATTTGAGCAAGCCAAGCGCAAAGTCAAGCGCAACCTGAAGAAACTCAAGAGCATCTATATAAGAGATCCAGAGGCGATTGCGTGAGGCTCACGTAAGTCATTGATTCTATTAGAGTTTTTTCGGCTTTACTTTTTGAGGTTTTTTAAGGTATAATGGTTCTATAGTTAGGAGAATCGTTATGACAAATTTACAAGCATCCAAGTCAATACTTGCGAAGCTGATGGCGACTGAGAATATTACAGTCACCCACCAGAACGTGCAAACCGCATACTTCGATCTGAAGACGCGAACCATTGTTCTTCCTGTTTGGAAAGAGATGGACGGTGACCTGTACGATCTTTTGACAGGTCATGAAGTCGGTCACGCACTAGACACACCCGAACAGGGCTGGCACTCTGCGATCGATAATACTGAAAAGTCTGAGCGTCGCAAGTACAAAGATTTCCTAAACGTCATTGAAGATGCTCGTATTGAGCGTCGTCAGAAGCGACGTTATCCTGGTCTTGGCAAGTCCTTTGCCAATGCGTACAAGAGCCTGTACGATCGTGACTTCTTTGGTATCAAGAAGTTGGGCGACCTCAACAAACTCAATCTGATCGATCGCATCAACCTATACTATAAGTTGGGTGCGCATGTTGTCGTCAAGTTTACTGACGCCGAGCGTGACTATCTGCGTGAAATTGACAATGCTGAAACTTGGGATCAGGTTGAAGACATTGCCAAACGTGTCTATGGGTATGTGAAAGAAAACGAAAAAGACAAGATCAAAGACAAAGAAGATCTTGAAAAAGCCATCAAGCTGCCTTCTGCAGACAAAGAAGACGATGAGAACGATTCTTATGATTCTGATTCTAATGACGACGAAGATGGGTCAGAAGATTCTGAAGAAGATATGGACGGTGATGGTTTCAGCGATGACGTTGAAGAAAACGAAGATGATGAAGAAAATGAATTCAAGCAAAAAATTGCTGGTGGTGAAAAGGGCGCAAACAATGACGCCGATGAACCGCAGTCAATAACTGATCGTGCTTTCCGCGATAAAGAGCAAGAGTTGGTGAACACTTCGGGTCAGGTTCATATGCTGAATCTGCCTGAGGCTGATCTATCTCAGATCATTCTTGATAACGTCGAGGTCATGAATGATCTTGAGTTGTTCATTCGCAAACAAGTTGCCGACACATCTAAACCTTATGGTCGCAACAAAATCTCTTTTGAGACGGTTGCACAGAAGTGTGTTGGCAAGTTCAATAAGAACAACAAGAAGTATATCAATCACATCCTCAAAGAATTTGAGATGCGTAAGAAGGCTTCTGAATATGCTCGCACAACAACTGCTCGCACTGGCGAGTTGAACATGAACGTGCTGCATAAGTATAAGTTCAGCAACGATCTGTTTAAGAAGATCAATGTCTTGCCGAAGGGTAAGAGCCATGGTCTTATCATGTATGTTGACATGTCTGGCTCGATGTCCAGTATTTTGCGCAATACTATTGAACAGGCTCTTGTGCTTGCAGCGTTTTGTAAGCTGGCGAACGTTCCGTTTGACATCTACGGATTCTCAGACTCACGTTACTCTAATCGCAAGTTGATGGCGAGAAAGGGTCCGTTCTTTGTTTCTGACCCAAAGACCGAATTTGTCCTTCATGCTGGAAATTTCCATCTGAAACATCTGCTCAGCAGCAATTTGTCAGGGCTTCAGTATCGTCGTGCTTTTAACTTGCTGGCGATTGTTGCGAACGAATTCTTTCGCGATGTCTATAGCTATTCCTCCCTTACCAATAATGGTAAGGATCACGGTTCATTCGATAGTGACTGGACGAATGGTGGGTTCCAACTTGGATCGACTCCGTTCATCGAGACGCTTCTTGCTTCTCGTGAGATGATCAAAAAGTTCCAATCTTCCAATAAGCTGGATATTGTCAACGTTCTGTATCTTACAGACGGCAGTGGTTCTTCTAATTTATGCTTTCCGAATGATCCTTCTGATCCTTCAATGTACAACCGTTATTGGAAGGGTGTCGTTTATATGATCGACAAGAAGACTGGCAAGAAAATTCGTATCGAGGGCGATTATCAATCAGCATTGACGCAACTTGTTGCTGATGTTACTGGTTGTAAGCATCTTGGTTTCTATCTTGTTGAGGGTAGAAACTACTTGCGTGGTTATGCAAAATCTGCTATGTCCTCAATGACAGCCGCTGAACATGACAGCGCATTGAAGTCAGTCAAGAACAACGGTTTTTTTAGTGCTAAGTCTCTTGGCTATAGCAAGTATTTCTACGTGTATGCTTCTTCTAAGAACATCACGGATGAAGAGTTGCAGGTCACTGCTGACATGACCAAGAACAAGATGGCTGCTGCCTTCAACAAGCTGCAAAATGGTAAGAAGAGCAACCGTCTGCTAGTAAGCAAATTCGCCGAAGAATTGGCGGTTGCGTAAGTCATTGATTTTATTAGGGAATTTTCCCCTTTACTTTAGGCTCCATTTTTAGTATAATGGTTGTATAAGGTGAGGAAATAAAGATGAATACGAAGTCTGAAAAGTTGTTTGTTCTGGTTCGCGAAGATAAGTCGTTGCTTCAGTCGTATGTTGTGCGCTGCCGTTTCAAGCAGAAGGCTGCTGCGGTTCGACAGGCTGCGTACCTGATGACCGAAGGCTATGGTGATCTGACTGTGATGGAAATCGGCGATTATAAGGCTCTTGGTTATGATAAGCTGACTCGCAAGGTTCGCAATCTTATGAACGGCAAGGAAGTTGTCGAGAGTATCAATACTCCCGACTGCTGCTCGGTCGCCTCTGAAACTTATTGGAGCATGTAATGAAACTTCGAGCAATTGTTAACGGTGTCTCGTTTTACACCACTTCTACTGCGATCAAGCAGCGTCGTGTGGGTGACTTCGGTATGCAAAACGATGCGCTGTTCTATGTGTTAGATCGCATGGGTAAGAGTGCTGGATTCGCTACGACGGTGCGTTACTATATCAATCATGTTCCGCACAATTTTGATATTCAACTGAGTAAGGTATAAAATGAAATTTGTTGTAACTTTCGAAGTCGACGTGGATTTTGATACTGATGGCGACGACGTTGTCGAGTTCAATATTCCCGCGATCAAAGATGCGATTGAAGCTGAGTTTGAAGGCACCATCCACAATGCCATTGATGAATATCTTGTTGAAGAGATCAGCGATGCTTCAGGTTGGGCAGTTAAAAGTCTAAACATTAGTGAAATAAAGGTTATTGGGGGATTCTAAATTATGAGAAAGTCGTCATACAGTCTTGAAGAACAGAAGAGTTTGCTTGCAGCTATGCGCAGCAAGTTCAATTCTGATGTTGTAACAAATCGTCAGATTCATGACTATGTTGCCGAGACTGGAGTTGCATTTCCGCACTTCATCTTCCGCGATGAGTCGCGAAAAGTTGCGCGTGGTCAGTATTCGATCACTGAGGATACTGTGATCAAAATCTATAGCCATTCTAAGGCTGTAAAACAGCAGGAACTTCCTGAGTCTGCTGTAGCGATGGCACCAGTGGCTCAGATTGTTAATCTTGCCAGCAAGCGTGCTCAGAACGTGACCGAATCGTTTGTTCCGTCAAAGAACGAAACTTATGTGTCGTTCGGGTTCTTCAACGATCTGAAGAACATCATCAAGTCTAACATCTTCTATCCGATCTATATCACTGGTCTGTCGGGCAATGGTAAGACTTTTATGATCGAGCAGGTTTGCGCGCAGCTCAAGCGTGAGTTGATCCGCGTCAATATCACCAAGCGCACCGACGAGTCCGATCTTATTGGCTCTTATGAGTTGATTGACGGCAGCACCGTGCGTCGTGAAGGTCCTGTGATCACGGCAATGCGTCGTGGTGCTGTTCTTCTTCTTGATGAGTGCGATCTTGGCACGGAAGACATTCTGTGCTTGCAGCCGATTCTTGAGGGAAATCCCTACTTTGACAAGAAGACTGGCGAGGTCATTCATCCTGCGGCTGGCTTCAACGTGATCGCTACTGCGAACACCAAGGGTAAGGGCAGCGATGACGGTCGATTCATCGGTACCAATGTGCTCAATGAAGCATTTCTTGAGCGATTCGCCATCACGGTTGAACAAGAGTATCCGCCAGCTAATGTTGAGCGCAAGATTCTTGACAAGAACTTTGATCTTTACGGCATCACCGATAAGGTGTTCATTGACCGTCTGATCACTTGGGCTGAAGTCATTCGCAAGTCTTTTGCTGATGGTGCGGTTGATGAGGTCATCTCGACTCGTCGTCTGGTTCATATCGCCAAGGCATTTAGCATCTTTGGCAATCGTCTGAAGGCGATCGAGTTGTGCTTGAACCGTTTTGATACGGATACCAAGACTGCGTTCCTGGATCTGTACACTAAGGTTGACACTGAGGCAAATCCTGCTAAACCGACCGTGCAGCCGCTGCCGCCTATTGAGAATATGGTAATCATGCAAAACCCTAATGATGGGTCGTATGAATTTACTCTTGGCGAGTATAAGATGCGCGTGAAACAAGTCGAAATCGACGACATGAAGTCGATTATGGGTGATCCTATCGTTATCAAGGCTGAAATCTATCAGCGATTCATGAAGCACCACAATAATCCGATAACTACGGGTGTTGTTAATGTATTTTTCTAAAAGAAAAACTTCCAAAACTTTACTTTTGCCATTTGTTGTAGTATAATAAATGGTATAGCGCAAGAAAGCCCCACCTTGCGCTATTATTTGACGGGGTATTTTGTTGAAGGTAATATTTATGAAGAATGCACTAAACTCGTTTATCAGCTATCTCGCCGATGGCAACACCGTTACGACCAAGCAGGCTCGTACGTTGTTCAAGGTTGAGAACGTTGCTGATCTGGCATATCGTGCTCGCAATGAGGGTCTGGCTGTTTACACCAACCGTGTAACCACTAGTCGCGGCGAGAAGACGATTGCTTATCGTCTTGGCAATCCAAGCAATCAGTTCTCGAAGTATCTCGAGAGCGGTCATATTGCTCGTGCTCGCAAGACTCTCTATCGTAACGCAATCGCTGTTAAGATGGCTGCTTAATTCTAGCAGATTAAAACTCGTCCTGGGTTTCCTGTGGGGGCAATTGCCCCCACAGTTTTATTTGACATTGCACTTTGCTGGATATATAATAGTATCATCAGGAGGAAACTATGACAAAGACTATTATTGCCACGACCAAGATAGATTGCGAACATCTGCTTGGTCAATTTGTAGATGAGTCTCACTTCGATACTGTTATTGAAGAGGACGCAGACTGCTATCTTGGCAGCGCAGATGAGGCAAATATTGCCTTCAAGTTTCGTAAGAACTATTTCAGCAAAGAGCAGCAAGATGCAGCTTATGCTGGGCTGCGTGAAGCCGCAACTCAAACGCAGAACCGAGGGCTTGCTGCAGGACCAAAGGGTGAAAAGTGTGGCGGTCGCGAATGGGTGACTGAGTTTCAACTACAGGTTCTTGAGTTCTTCAAGAAGCAAGCCGAAAATAGTATTGTTGAAATTGACGTTGCAGAAGAAGTCAACAATCTTCGCGAAAGATATGCAACCACAGACTCTTCTCGTGGACTTGTTTGGCTGAGCGCAAAGGTCAAGGAAGACGGATTTGAATTTGAGCAATGGCTCAAGCATGCAATTAAACTGAGCATCAAAGAGCGCAAAGAAGAAACACGTGGTGTTGGTGAGACGTATATCTCTGATACGACGTATGCTAATGTTGTGAACTCAGGAATTGCTGGATGGTTTGATCGCTATCCGCGTATTCCTTATGGTCGTGCAACAGCATATACTCAGAATCATTATGACAAGTTCCAGATGTCTTTTCCGTTTCTTCAGACTCTTGATAATGGATTCAAAGATCTCTTGCCAGTAAGACACGCTGCTCAGCGTGCAGCGGCTGATCGGATTGACCCCGCTTTTCTTGTTCCTGGAACTGTGTTCACAACAGTGACTGTTAACAAGACTTTCCGCACAGCTGCTCACCGTGATGCTGGCGACTTCTCTGATGGTCTCAGCAATCTTCTTGTGCTGTCTAACAACGGCAACTATAGCGGCGGATATCTGATCCTGCCAGAAGTTCGTATTGCAATCAATATTCGACCAGGAGATCTGCTGCTTGTCAACAACCATGAGTACATTCATGGAAATACACCGATGGTCATGCATGATGAAGAAGCCGAGCGTATTAGTCTTGTTTGCTATCTGCGCGAAAAGATGCTTGAACTTGGCAGCAAGGAATACGAAGATCATCGCTTCAACTTTGTTGAGTCTCGCCGCAAGAACAAAGAACATCCAATGCAGCGTAGACTTTGGAATGGTATTTCTGAAGGCATGTGGAATAATCAAGAATGGTATGACTATCTTGAGAAGAATGGTGGTCGCGAATTAGTTGACAAATACCATCCAGAGGCTTATAATAAGGGATCCACACTTGAAGATCTATTTGGGTAATCTATGAAAATATTGACCGTTGTTCATGACTTTAATAATTTTGGCGGCATCATCTCTCATACTGAGCAGCTGATTGCTGGATTTAAGGATCTTGGTCATCAGACTGGGTTTGTCTATCTTCGTAGCACAAAGTCTGGCGGCAAGTTTTCTGAAGAATATGACGCCGCAGGATATGATATTGGTGTAGGAACTGGGATTCCAGTTCATCAGGGTAAGGGTTGGCGTGGAGAGTATCTGTCCTTCATCAATGATGAAGACATCAGTAAGTTTGTAAAAACAGCCAATGAATATGACATTGTCATTTGGCAGTCAATCTTTGGCTTCAAGTGCCAAGACTCTGAGAAGAAACAGTCTTGGCTACGAATGTTCACTGAGGTCAAGGCAAAGCATGTTGTGATTGTACATGACGGCAACCTTCAGAAGAACTATCCCTGGATTCATCATCTTCGTGAACATGTCACTGGACTTGCTTGCGTACATCCCAGTGCATTTAAGCAAGCATCTGCAATGGAAATTCCTCGTAAACTGATTGTCAATCCTCAGGATATTGGTTCAGATACTATCACAACTGCATATCATTATAGAAAGAATACTATTTTCTCTCTTCAGACGTTCAAGCGTTGGAAGCGAGTTGATGATCTTGTAGCAGCTGTTCCTTATATCAACGGTGATGTTATTGTTGCTGGCGATGGTATTGAACGTGCTTACATGGCGTCGAAAGATAAGTGCAAGCCAGAGTATTACTGCACACTTGATCGAGATCCTCAGGCGACATCTGATCGTGTCGGTAAACCAATTTGGAGTAATGCACTTTCTACTGGTATGAGTTACATTGGGTTTGTATCAGAACAGCAGAGAGACTCTATTCTCGACGACGTGAAATTCTTAATTGATCCATCTTGGTCAAAGACCTATGGCGAGCATTTTAATCGTGTAATTGTTGACGCTATGAAGCAAGGCGTTGTTCCTATTGCTCGCAACCTTGGAGTCTCTGACAATGAGGAAGGCAATGGATTCTTCAAGCCTAATGAAAACTATCTGATGATTCCTTGGAATGCAACACCAAAACAGTTCGGTGATTTGATCAATGGCTGGCTCAACATGAGTGAGGCTGACTACAATAAAATTGTAGAAAACAACTTCAAAAAGATTCAGCAGTTTGATCGTAAAAATATTGCGAATGATTATGTTGAACTTGCCAATGGCGTTTGTAAGACTGCTACAGGTAAGTATGACAGTAATCTTAACAAGACTGTTGATTCGGTGTGGGCAGATCACTTCGGTTTTTCGAAGAAACTGAATGTGAGCAGCACGCTTGACGATCTCTTTGGTTGACTATATAATACGTTGATTGAATTATTCACTCTGGAGTTAACATGCAATTAGAAGTTAAAGTAGAAGAGCTACGCAAGAAAAAGTTATTCGTAGCAACACCGATGTATGGTGGTATGAACCATGGTATGTTCGCCAAGTCTTGTCTAGACCTTCAGGGTCTTTGCACAAACTATGGCGTTGAGATTCGATTCTCATTCATCTTCAATGAATCGCTGATCACTCGAGCACGCAACTATCTTGTTGATGAGTTCCTTCGCGCAGAAGGCTTCACTCATATGCTCTTCATTGACGCTGACATTCATTTTGATCCTCGCGATGTGATCGCGCTCCTTGCTCTTGACAAGGACATCGTTGGCGGACCTTATCCCAAGAAGTCCATCAAGTGGAACTCAATTAGAGAAGCTGTCAAGAAGCATCCCGATATTGATCCAGGTGATCTTGAGAAGCTGGCTGGCGACTATGTCTTCAACCCAGTTCCTGGCACTGAGAAGTTCTCTGTTGTTGAGCCGATCGAAGTTCTAGAAATCGGCACTGGTTTCATGCTGATCAAGCGCGAAGTCTTCAACCAGCTTGAAGCTGCATTCCCGATGATTCGTTATAAGCCAGATCATGTTGGTCAGGCTAACTTTGACGGATCGCGTTATATCCATGCATATTTCGATACTGTAATTGACACCAAGGATTCTATCACTGGTGGTGGTTCAGATCGTTATCTGTCTGAGGATTACATGTTCTGTCAGATGTGGCGTAAGATTGGTGGTCAGATTTGGCTCTGCCCATGGATGAAGACTCATCACATCGGAACGTATGCATTCACTGGTGATATGCCAGCTGTTGCTAACTGGGTCGGCAATCTGTGATCAATTTGTATAAATAGAAGTGCAGGTCGCGATGCTACCAACATCCACCTGCTCTAATGCTAAAGAGGAGCACCAGCATGTCTATTTATACCTATAAGATTACACATAAAATTAGTGAGGCTCTAGGAATAGAGCCTTGCGAAATACCATCACTCAGCGATCAAGAGTTGAGCAAAGTTCCAGAAGACGCCAAGTGGGGTCAAGGTTCCATGCCAATTCTCTATGGCAACACTCATGCTGTTGGACATGTTCCTTGGAATAAGGGGAAAGATTGCAAAGGTGTTATAGTGGGGAATAAATCTGCGCATATGAATGGTGAGTCGACCAGATTCAAAAAAGGATGCGTTCCACACAATAAAGGTATACCTTTATCTGAAGAAGCGAAACAAATTTTTAGAGAAAAAGCTTCTCAATATTGTTGGATAAATGATGGTGTTTCGAGTAAACAACATCTAAAATCTCATGCTGTTCCAGAAGGTTGGACCAGGGGTAGAATTATGACTTGGAAAAGAAATATGAAAATGGTGAGTGTATGCTGATTGGATTGGTTGGATTTATAAATTGTGGAAAAGGAACCGTAGCCGATATTCTAGTCGAAAGACATGGATACAACAAAGAAAGTTTTGCTGGCAGTGTGAAGGATGCGGTCTCAACCATCTTCGGTTGGGATCGCTCTCTCCTTGAAGGCGATACGATCAAGTCTAGAGCATGGCGTGAAGAGCCAGATGCTTGGTGGTCTAAGCGAATGGGCAAAGACTTTTCACCAAGACTGGCACTTCAGCTGATGGGTACAGAAGCTGGTCGCGAAATCTTCCATTCTGATCTATGGATCTATTCGGTTGAGCGTCGTATCAACCCTGACAAGAACTATGTCATTGCTGACGTTCGTTTCCCAAACGAAATCAAAATGATTCAAGATCTAGGTGGCAAGATTGTTCGAGTGACTCGCGGACAAAAACCTGAGTGGTATGATACTGCTTTAAAGCAAAACATTACTCATGAAGATGACCAATGGTTACTGCAAGACCGCGATGAATTGATGGAGCAAAAGTATCCAGAAGTTCATTACAGTGAATGGGCTTGGATTGGGTGTGATAATGATACGACCATTAGCAATAATGGCTCGCTAGAGGATCTAATAATTGTGGTTGACTCTTTAGTGAAAAGCGTATATAATGTACATGTTGAAGCAAATGAGGTTGTAAATTATGAAATTGTCTGATGATACTATTAATGTGTTGAAAAACTTCTCTGGCATCAACCAGAGTCTGCAGTTCAAGGCTGGTAACACTCTTCGAACTATCTCGCCTTTGAAGACTATCTTTGTTGAGGCAACGGTCGGCGAAACCTTCACCAAGGAATTCGCTCTGTATGATCTAAACAAGCTGCTGGCAAAGGTTTCTCTGTACAAGAGTGCTGATCTTTCGTTTGATGAAGACAAGATCAACATTGCTACAGAGAACAAAAAGAAGTCTGACTATATCAAATATTGCTCGCCGAAGGTTATTGTCACGCCTCCTGAGAAGAGCATCTCTCTTGGTACAGCTGACTGTTCTTTCAGCCTTTCGCAAGAGGACATTGATTGGATGAAGAAGTCGGCTGGCATTTCTGGCTCGCCAAACTTTGTCTTTGAAAGCGACGGTGACACTGTTTATTTCATTGCCACTGACGTCAAGGATGATGCATCGGATCAGTCGAAGATTGAGATTGGTGCAGGCAATGGCAGCAAGTTCAAGGTTGTGATGAAGGTTGAAAACTTCAAGTTAATGGATGGCTCGTATGAAGTCTCTATTGCTAAGAAGGGTCTGGCTTGTTTCAAGCATACTTCTGTGGCAATCACTTACTTCATCGCGATTGAAGCTGCAAGTTCGACCTTCGGAGAATAATCATGTCACCAACAGATAGAGCAAAGATCCTTGGCATGCTCCAAGAAATCTCCAACAGCTTGACTCGTGTTGAGTCTGAACGTGATCTGATCAAGGAAATTCTTGATCGTCTTCAGGACGAATGCGAGATTCCTAAGAAGTTGGGTCGCAAGTTGGCAAAGGTATACCACAAGCGCAACTTCGAAGAAGAAGTGGCTCAGCAGAATGACTTTGTTGAGATTTACGAAAAGGTTGCTAAATAAAATATTAGGGTGCGGTTTCTTGCCGACGGTACAATCCGCCAGACTGCTCACCGTGGGAACTCACCTTCCCCACCCTTTCTTTATTATGGAGATTTGATATGAATACACGACGTAACTTTTTCAAAGTTCTTGGTTTTGCTGGAGGTGTGGCTGCAAGTGGTGTAGCTGGAGCTGCAGCAATAATTGCTTCTTCAGAGAAGAGCGAAGAAGTAAAACAAATTGAAAAAATTGAAGCCGCTGGTTCCGCTGGTTACAGTAGCAAATTAACGCTTGGTTCTGAGTATGGTCAATTTGCACCACCAGATGTCAACAGGTTAAACAGGTTTACTATTAGCGGGATTGGTCCACATTTTGTTCCTGGAACAAGAAAACAAGTCAAAGTAAGTATGACCGTCGGTCCTGATGGCGAGATGTACTTGAAAACAAACGGAAAGTGGCGTAAAATAGTGACTGAGTAATTGGAGAATTATATTATGAATGAATCATTGTGGGTTGAGAAATTTCGTCCTAAGACTATTGCCGACTGTATCCTTCCTGAAGAATACAAGAAGACCTTCCAGAGTTACGTTGACCGCAAAGAGATCCCGCATCTCATTCTTTGTGGCTCTGCAGGTGTCGGCAAGACGACTGTAGCAAAAGCACTGTGTGATGAAGTTGGTTGCGACTTCCTAATGATCAACGGTTCGGATGAGTCTGGTATTGACACCTTTCGAATGAAGATCAAGAACTATGCATCGTCAATGTCGCTGATGGGTGGAAAGAAAGTCATTATTATTGACGAAGCAGATTATTTGAATCCAAATAGTACGCAACCTGCAATGCGCGCCGCGATGGAAGAGTTTGCTCATAACTGCACGTTCATCATGACTTGTAACTATAAGAATCGAATCATTGAGCCACTTCACAGTCGTTGCGCCGTGATCGAGTTCAAGATTCGTAATGAAGACAAGCCTAAGATGGCTTCTATGTTCATGAAGCGTGCAGCGAACATTCTCAAGGAAGAGAAGGTTCCGTTTGAGCCACCTGTGCTTGCTGAGGTTGTCAAGAAGCATTTCCCCGACTTCCGTCGAGTGCTGAATGAGCTGCAGCGTTATAGTGCCAGTGGCAAGATCGATACTGGCATTCTGGCTAGTGTTGCTGACGTTTCGTTGACTGAACTTGTCAAGGCTCTAAAGGAACAAAACTTCAGCGGCATGCGCAAGTGGGTTGGTGAAAACGGTAGTGATGAACCAGTGCGCCTGTATCGTAAGATCTATGACAGTCTATACGATATCCTAGACAAGTCGACGATTCCAAACGCAGTTGTCATCCTTGCACGTTACCAGTATCAGGCGGCATTCTGCGCAGACCAAGAACTGAACCTGACTGCATGTCTGACGGAAATGATGGCTGAGTGTAAGTTCATTTAATTGGAGTATTATATTATGAAAAACATCAATGAAGCGAAAGAGCATCTTCGCAGAGAAAACAATATACCAGTCATCACTCGTATGGCTTCTAACACTATTGTGAAACAGATAGAAACTGTTTTTGGACCTGAACTTTTTGTTATGGAAAAGAAATGCACTTCTTGCGGTATCGCACAACCAGTTAATAACTTTTATGTTAAAAAGGGAATGCAGAATTCTGATTGCACAGATCTAGATGAAAAGAATTTCAGGTCTAAGTGTATCTCTTGTCATGATCTTGAATCTAAAGAAAATGCAAAGCATAGAAGAACAATGAAGGCAAAAGAATCAGCAAAAATTGCTAAGTTCCTAAAAGAACTTGATAATAATACACTACACCAAGTAATTACAATAGCCAAAGAGGAAATTACATTCCGCGAAATGTGTAAAAAACCATTAGTGGATCTGTTTAATCATGGCTGATCTATTCAAAGAAATCCTTCCAAGTATTCTTGAGACCAAAGAATATGCGCTTCTAAACGATGCGGACGAACGGTCTTATCCTGCTTTCATGGTCAACAGAGGCTTGTCTTATCACCGAGACACTTGTCTGCTGGCGAATGAAATGAACAGATACGGAAACCTCGACAACAAACTCAAATATGATTTCCTTATAAATATTGTACGTGCCCAGAAACGACGCTACTCAAAGTGGTTTAAAAGGGGTGCTGATGATGATTTGAGTGCTGTTAAAGAGTATTATGGCTATTCGGACGCTAAAGCATATGAAGCCTTGAAGATACTTGATGATACTCAGATCGCCGCGATAAAAAAACAATTATATAAGGGTGATTGAAATGAGTATTGAAAAATTAGTTGAGGTTCTGTTAGAAAAGCAGGATGACTTTTTAAAGGTTCGCGAGACTCTTACTCGCATCGGCGTAGCAGCAAAGAATGATAACATCCTGTATCAGTCTTGCCATATCCTGCATAAGCAAGGCAAGTATTACATTGTCCACTTCAAAGAACTATTTGAGCTGGATGGTAAGCCGAGCAATATTTCGGACAACGATCTGGCACGCAGAAATACTATTGCTAATCTCATGGCTGAGTGGGGGCTGGTGAAGCTGGTTGATCCAAACAAGACGAAAGAACCTTATGCACCATTGAGCCAGATCAAGATTCTTCCATTCAAGGATAAGAATCAGTGGCAATTGGTTGCGAAGTACACGATTGGTAAAAAGAAAACTGAGGCTTAATATATGATTGACTTAGGCATGTATCGTTTGAGTGAAGATGTGAAGATTCCAACGTTCGGCACCAAGATGTCGACATGCTTTGATCTGCACTACTGTCCGACTAATAAGATTGTAAATGGCTACAATGAGTTCAATATTCCAGTTGAACGATTTATTGAATCAGATAAAGGGTTGTTTATTGCTCCAGGTGAGCGACTGTTAGTCCCTACTGGTCTTGTGATGAAGATTCAAAAGAATCTGAGCATCGAGACTTTCGGTGACATCTTGGATCATAGTGAGCCTCTCAAGCAGTATTCAATCCGCCTACATCCACGCTCTGGGCTTTCGCTGAAGCGTGGATTGATTCTGGCTAATTGTGAAGGTATCGTAGACGTTGATTATCAGCAAGAAGTGTTTGTGCTGATGACGAACATTTCTAGAATCTCTCAGACCATTGCCTATCAAGAACGCATTGCTCAGGCTGAGGTTATCATCAATGAGGGCATTCACCTGACAGTTCTAAGCGAAATGCCTTCTCAATATTCTGAGCGAGATGGCGGATTTGGCTCCACAGGAACTGTGTAAGTTGTATAAATAGAAACGTAGATGCCCGTTTGGGGTCTACGTTTTTAAACTTGCTTACTAAAGGAGTAACAAAATGACACTAACGTCACAGAATGTCTATAACTATGATCGACTTCTCCCGTCCGCTCTTGGATTCGAGAATGTGTTTGCAGCTCTTGACAACGCTGCTCATCTACTAACTGCAACAACCACTGCCTTCCCGCCTGTAAACATCATTAAGACAGACGAATACGATTTTATCATTGAACTGGCTGTTGCTGGATACAAGAAGAGTGAAATCGAAATCACCTCAGAGAAAAACTCGCTGAAGGTTTCGGGAAAGAAGGGAGACGAAGACGACCGCACATATCTATCAAAGGGTATTGCTGGTCGTAAATTCTCTCGTCAGTTCGTTCTATCTGACACTATTGTAGTAAAAGGTGCAGATCTAGAAGACGGAATCCTATCCATCAAGCTAGAGAACATAATCCCTGAAGAGCACAAGCCTCGAAAGATTGATATCAAGTAACAACATAATTTTTGGTGATGAATGAATTGGGATGAACTGTTTATCTTACAGGCTTCTGTAATTGCTCAAAAGAGTAAAGATCCTTCAACAAAGGTCGGCTGCGTTATCGTCGGTGATGGTAACGCAGTTCTCTCTATGGGCTTCAATGGCTTTCCGCGTGGCATCAATGAACATGATAAGAGTCGCTGGGAAAGACCAGAGAAGTATCAGTGGATTGAACACGCCGAACGCAATGCGATTTATAATGCCGCTCGTCATGGAATCAATCTGAACGGATCGCGTCTATATTTGAACTGGAACCCAAAGGGAATCTGTTCAGATTGTGCACGTGCACTTGTTCAGGTTGGTGTGAAAGAAATCATTGGTCCGAACAAACCATTTCCAGGCAAAGGTGTTGGTGAACACTATTCGATTGATCATTCAGAGATCATGTTCAAAGAAATTGGGATCGGAGTCAGAACTATTCCGTTAGAACAACTTGGCATGCTCATTGACGGAATCATAGAAAGTGAAGAACTTTGATTTTTGGCTGAAGTGGATCTCAACCACATTCCTGATCGCTGGTTCAATTCTAGCCAGCGCAAACCTTTATCCTTTTAATATCCTAGCCTCATTCGTAGGCAACGTCGGCTGGTTCTGGGCTGGCGTCCGTATGAGGGAGCCGAGCCTCTGGGTCGTTTCGGGGTTCCTTCTCCTCGTCTATCTGGGCGGTCTTTTTTACTCGGGGACCCTCATATAGGGGGTCAAGGAAGGACCGCTGCAATAGGATTGTAGGAGGTTCCAGGGGCTTGCGTAAGTTATTGATTTCGTTAGAGTTTTCACCTATTTACTTTTGCTTCTGTTTCAACTATAATGGCTGTATAAGTTGAGGTAAAAATGAAGCAGTATTACGAAGTTTACGAAAACGCGAAAATCACGATCAGAGGCAAACGGGTCAGCGGGAATAAGAAAATTCTCACGACCAAGAGCCGAACGAAGGCACTCAACCTATACCAAGAGGACGAAGGTAATAGGTGGGTCGAGGAGATCACCAACTACGGCAGCGGCGAAACCACCGATATCATTACGGAGTAAGGGTAAAACTGTGCGGCTCCGTAAGTTATTGATTTCGTTAGAGTTTTCACCTATTTACTTTTGGTCCTGTTTTTAGTATAATGGTTCTATAGGTTGAAGGAAAAGGAACGAAATATGAATATGCAAGAGTTGGTGGTCGCCGTCCAGAACGGTCTGAAGTTTGAGCCGATGGACGAAACGGATTCCGAATCGTTCGCTGGTGCTCCCGAGGGTGCGCTGATCGCATATAGCGATATTGCGGTTTATATCCTGAACGGTAATATGCTGTCGGTCGTGACCGAAGATCTCGAGACGCAGTACACGCTCAAAACTGAGTTTGTGATTGAGCTGTAATGTCTAATCTAAATCATCGTCGTAAGAATCCCGTTGCTCGGGTGTTCAATTCGGTCAATCGTCCTGCTACTCATAAAGACAAGACCAAGTATAGTCGCAAGACAAAGTATAAGGTGTTCGCATGAATCGCGAGAAGTTTGATGCCGCACTAGGTCCTTTCCTGTGTGGCTTTGGCTTCGGTATGCTTGTTTGGTTTTTAAATTCTATTCAATAAGGAAAATTCGTAATGAGTAAGATGAGTGAACTGCACGCGGATATTGAACAACTCCGCGATGAAGGTTTCAACGATGTGCAGATTGCTAAGATGCTCTGCATTCCTTTGGATATGATTCCTGAACAGGAAGAAGATTCCGTCGATGATGGTCAGCCCACTGAATATGAAGAGTGGCAAGACTACATGGGCGGCGACGACTGGGATCAGGGTCAATACGACGAGGCATACTAATCATGTATTTTAAATCTGCTCTTGCGCAAAAGCAGCGCATCCAGTTCAACCCCAAGAACAAGAAGCACATGCTTGACTTTGCTAAGTTTGTCAAGTATAATAACTGGAAGGACGGTTGCGACTTCTATCTTGAAGATCCGTTCACCGACATCCCGTCTATGATTCGTTCTAAGATTGCCGACAGTACTCTGTTGATCTACATGGAGAAAGTGTGATGAGCGATAAAATAATTCTTGTAACTTGCATGTTCATAACAGTCTTTGGCTTTAGTGCATGCGTGTATCACTTGCGAAAGGCACAGAAGCATTCTGAGAATATGATTGATCTTTGCAAAGATGCAGTGAAGTCTATAAAGTTCATTGCGAGGAAGTG